AACTGTTCAGGTACTTCTACCTTATACTGATAGTCTGCATCGTCAGTAAGATAAGCGTTGATTAACTCGTCTATCTGCTCATCTGATACTCTTGGTAGTGGCTGGAACTTGCTCTGACCATTCTTAAACCACATGCAAACAATCTCCTTCACTTTCAGGTCAGGATTTTGTTCCTCGAACCATTTGGCATAGATTGATAACTGGAGAGATACGTTGTCGTAATGGAGAGTGGCGGTGGTCTTGTAGTCAACGAGATAGATATTACCTTCATCGTCCGCAAAGATACCATCAATAGCGGATGCGAAGTTCTCTCCATCGGTAACGAGATATTCGGATGCTACATAGTGCAATCCGTATGAGACTAACATGGAGTGGAAGGCTTGAAGCTCTTCCGTAGGATTCGGGTACTGCTTGATGTCTGCATCAAAGATCGAACAGAAGGTCTCAAACGTGTTGTGGATGAGACCTCCACGCTCTGCTGCCTTCATCAATACGGATTCTGGAATGTTCTTGTAGGTGTCAGGGAACGCTTTCTTGATGAGCGTTCCTGTTACACCTTTCAGTTCCTTCTTGCCGAGGAAGTACTGATGAGATTCTTCAATAAATGTAACCTTTGGTTCATTTAACGTAATTTTCTTTACTTCTGTCATTATTGTATTCCTAATTGTTTCTTCTTAGCCGATACTGCTTGCATAAACTGAGGGTTGGCGGTAAGCGGTTTGTAATTTTGGACTACCCATATCAGATTGTTCTTATTAACACATCTACTCAGATACTCCATGCCTTCATTCAGGTTGTTTGGGTGATACTGTGGTGTTGCTGGCTGCTGGGCAGGTTGAGCGGCTTGTGCTTGTGGGCTTGCTTGCTGCTGCGCTGCCTGATGCTGACCATCGTTGGTTGTATCGGAATCTGCATTATCGTCAATAGCCAAGAGTCCGTTGAGGGCATATTTTCGGGCATAGGATGATGAGGCTCCAGTAATCTGACTACCGTCCATACCCTTCTTGGTTTCCTCTTCTCTTGCCCATCCAGTAGATGTCTCGTACTCGCCCTTCTCATTCTTGATAGTAGCGGTAGCCTTCACGTAGATGCGGCTGCCAACCATTACAATATCATCTGTAATGATGAGGGTACATTTCTGCTTTGCCAGCAATGGCTTGACGGATTCAAGAATGTCCTCTGCCTTGCGATACTTGTAGCCACCGAACTTATTGTATTGTGTCTTCGGGGCTTTTAGTTCCGACTGGATTGTAATTAATTCTTTCATATCTAATTATGTATTAAGTTTATCAACCATGTCTCCACTCCCAATACTTACAGGAGTAATCTGTCCTTGGGTCTGCCTTTGGATCCTTGCATGAGCCATACAGCATGCAATCATGGCATCCCCTAGCTCTGAATGTTACCATAATCGTATTTTTTTAGAAATTAAAAAAGCCCGACTATTCTCACGAACCATCGGGATAAGTTATCAACTTTAAAAATATGGTTTAAAAATGCAATCTATAATGTAGTTATGTACTTTCCATTGAAAATGGCGGTGGTGTCCGAGGCACTTAGTTCCACTTCACCACCGCCCCTAGTGAGCCGAGCCACGCTTTCGCCTAAGGACATCAACTAGGTTCCACTCTGCATTTATGGAGGCTTGTGACTCCCAGCACTCGTCTCGCACATATCTATTATGAGTATTTTTGAAATTAGCGAATATCATGCTGGCTGCATTAGAACCGAATTGTAGTTGTGCGCTCCTACCTTTCTGCTACATTATCTTTAATGGTCACGGCATAAGGTCTGCATCCTCACAAGTGAACTCCAAGACGTTCCCATATCCACCTATAGTGTAGGTAATAGCCTTGCCACATCCTCGTCTAATCGTATGTTGTGGTTGCATACGCTGCTTTTGGCTGCGAGTACCTCTTTAGGAAGGTTTATCCTATCCGATACAAAGCCTTGGAATCAGGCTATTTGGACGCAAGGTGGGACTCGAACCCACGACCTCGAAGGATGGGGAACCTTCTATTCTACCAACTGAACTACTTGCGTCAATAACAACTACAAAACATTCCTGGCTGGTGGTGAGTGGAAGTAGTGAACTCCAAAAAACCTCCACTATAACAAACCATATCAACAACGCTAATTATATTTTTTTATCTATTATGAACTTTATTTGAGGTTCACTCACCATATTTTATTTGCCCCATTCCTTGAATGAGCGGTAAATCTCATTTGTCATTACGCAAAAAGCGAAAATTGACAATAATAACATAACTATTTGGAACATATTCTATATTTTTAATGGGTTGCACAATAGGCTGCTGCCTCTGATTCTATCTCTGCCATACTCTTCGAGCGGTTCTGCATCATCCAGTCTTCCAACTCGCTCTTCTTGAAGTAGAGTCGGTTGACGTTCGGCTTGTAGCAAGGTAGGATGTGGTTCCTGACGTTCATCCTGACTCCTTCTACGGTCATGCCGAGTATAAATGCAGCTTCCTTGATGTTGAGCACAGACTTGGCTGCTATCATCGAATACTGCTCGATGCGGTCTAACTGTTCTTTTATCTCTGAGTCTATCATATCAGTTGAATTTGAGGGTTTTCTGACTGGCACCAGCTGGCTCTGGTCCACCAGTGTCCTTATCTCTGGGTGTGCATTCCTGCTCTATTAAGGGGAGAATGCCCTTCGATTTGAGTGCATCATAAAGGAAGATTCTTCCCTTTGTGGTCCACTCGGTGTTGTACTTCACATCATGTCTTCCGTCTGAACGGATGATGTCAACTGCCCTGCTATGAACGTAGCCGCCAGTAAGGAACTGTCCGTACAATATCCACTGACCTCGAACCTTATGCTGAATCTTCATAGCTTCCAGTTCCTTGTTCATCTTGATGGCACTCATACCGTAGTCCTGCGCTATCTGGGTGATGGTCATGGTGGCATTGCTTTGCAGGATTTGGTCATAGTAGCTTACCTTAGGCAGCATTTCGGTAATCTTGTTCCCAAGTTCCATGTTCACCTTGCTGATAGTGAGGATGGTTGCTTGCTGCTGCTTGTTCTCCAAGGCTAGCTACTCACGCTCTTCTTCTGCCTTGACCAGAGATTTGAGAGCTTCGAGATAGTTCTGTGGGACGGATGGCTTTCGGTGTTGCTCCTCCAGTTCCTTCCATCGTTTAATCAACTTGGCTCTCGCTTCATCGTTGAACTTGGTGGCAATGTAAAGACACTCTTCCTTGTTGAGGGAGTAACAAGGTCTATCTTGATTGTTTTCATCTTTGTAAGACCCGAGGGAAAATTTGCCCTCGGCTACTTTTTCCCAAGCTGGCTCCATCTTTCGGATGGATTTCATCACATCAGCATGACGCTTGCCAGTAATCTCTGCAATCTGTAGTGATGTCATTCTGTCACCATCTACAATAGTTGAAATTTCATTCATATTTTTCCTCCAGTTTTAAAATCGGGTCGGTAGTGTATGAAACAGAAAGTGACAAATTTTCATTTTATACATTATTATATCTACCGTTGCCCGATTGTAGTTTTTATTTTGTACCTTTGCGGTTGACAAATTTTTATTTTAACTTAATTCAATTTCGTATGAAACAGCAAAAAGTAATTATGTTCACCTATCAGACAGATAACTTGGATGAGTTGAACGAAAAGATTAATTCTCGTATAGACAAACTAAATGCTAACGAATCGAGAGTTGTAAGTATCTCCTCTTGTAATAGCACTGTCGTTACTAATGATGGTACACCATTGAACCAAGTTACTGTGTTCCTACTTGTGGAAGAAGTTTAAAAGTTTTTGAGCTTCTTCTACAGACACTTTTCTTTTGATGTTATCATAATGCGCATCGTGCCAATACGTGCGTTCTGTACGCTCAATGCAGTATATGCCGATGTTCCATTCCCAAACTGGCAAGTTATATACCCAAATGAAACCTTCTTCCCAGTTGGTACATGACTTGCTCAGTTTTTTAAAAAGAGTCCATCTCAGCCATGTTCTGAATAATCTCTTAATCATATTCACCTCCTTCCTAATAGAACACGACCTTTTCGGTTTTAACTCCTCCGAAGTCATTCAAAGCATCTTGCCTGATGTCCTCAGACTGCTTGCTCTGACTCCTAAATGCAAGAGCGTTGAAGATTGTCTCTCTGCAACAACCATATCGCTCGGCAAGTTTTTTTCGTCCTTCAAGCGGAACTTTGATAATTTTTATCTTTTTTACTTGCATAACTTAATTTTTTGTTGTATTTTTGCTTTTAATAATTAAGCACTTATTGATTACGAGTGCAAAGGTATATAATATCTTGCAAAATTGCAAGACTTTTGTTGAAAAAGTTGTGCAAATTTGCAATATTTAATTATGGTGTAAAAATGTAAAATGTATGGAAGTATCTGTAATTGAACGCATTAACGTTGTTTTGAAGCATTTTTGTAAAACTCCAAACGGTCTTGCAAATATGCTTGAAATGATTCCGAGTACGGTTAATAGACAATTAAAAGGAGACCAAGCCTTGTCGTCTAAGGTGATTGAGGGAGTCCTTTCTGTCTTTCCTGACGTTTCTGCCGAATGGTTGTTGCGTGGAAAAGGTGAAATGCTTATTAGTGAACAAACAACTCTTGCAAAAATGCAAGATGCTAATGGAAGAGAACCTGATGTAGTAGAACATGATTCTGTCTGGAAGGCAAAGTACGAGGAACTGGAAAAACGCTACGACCAGTTACTGTCTATCTTAGGTGGTGGCATGAGAAAAGCAAATGTAGGATAATTTAAATGTGGTGAGTATGAAAAGGTTGTTTTTATCTGCTTTTATGTTTCTTTGTACATATATTGTATATGCACAGAGTTCTATTTGTGGTGTACCTTTCGGGCAGCCTTATAATGTTGCTAAAACGCATTTATTTAATAAGTATGGAGAACCTGAAATTGACGATAAAAATGAAATATGGTATTTTGAAAGGGATTATGCTGGTATTCCCTTTGAGTTCATATTCTTTAAATTTCAATCAGATGGTTACTTAACTTATTTTAATGAGTGTGTGATGGGAAGACGTTTTGATGATTTGTCTTTGGCGAAAAATTTCAGGTCTAAAATAATAAAAAAACTAAAGAGTAAGTATGAAAATGTTGTAGTTTATAAGGATAACAATGGCTTTATAGCAGCTTGCGGTGGAGAATCACCTACAAATACAGAAGAATATGGATTTAACGTTTTCGTTGACCATAGCGATAAAACATATACTGTCTTCTTAGATTATGGTCCATATAATTATGTAAATGAAGAGTTATGAAACATATAGTATTACTTTTCGCCATCATCCTGATGGTATCATGCAGCAGTTCTTCAAAGAAGTCTGTTGATGTAGAACCTGAGAAAAAGGAGTCTGTCGCAAAGCCGGCTGGCTATAGTGATAATGTGTATATCTGTACTAGCAGTTCATCCAAGCGTTACCATTGCGACCCTGATTGCAAGGGTCTTTCACGTT